AGCAGCGCCTGGCCGTCCGGTTCGTCGTCCTATTCCTCCAGCCCCAAGTCGGTCCTGTCCACCGTGGGGGCCACCATCGAAACCAACGCCACGGCGGTGACCGGCCTGTTGCGGGCATCCCTGGTGGCCGAAGCCGCCACCAGCGCGTCCGGGACGGACTTTGCGACCTACGACGATGCCGTTGCGGTTCGCACGGCCCTGCTCGACGCCCTGGACCATGAGGCCGCCACGGCCGACGATACCGTTTATCTCGCGCTGGCTTCCCTGCGGACGGCCGTGGTCAAGGACTTCGCCGCCCGTGAGTCCCTGCCGAGGCTGACCTCGTACACGCCGGGCGAGACGCTGCCCGCCCTGGTGGTCTCCCATGCCATTTACGGCAACGCGGGCCGGGCAGACGAGATCGTGGCCCGCAACAAGGTCCGCCACCCCGGCGCGGTGCCCGGCGGCACAACCCTCAAGGTGGTGACCGATGGCTAACCCCGATGTGCGCCTGAAGGTGGACGGCAGCCTCTACGGCGGCTGGCGGGAAATCTCCATCCGCCGGTCCATGGAGTATCTCTGCGCGGCCTTTGACCTCACCCTGACCGACCGCTGGTCCGGGGCTTCCACGGCGCGTCCGGTCCGGCCCGGCGCGGCCTGCACCGTGCTGGTGGACGGCAGTCCCGTCATTGCCGGGTACGTGGACGACGCCAGCCCGAGCTATACGGACCGCCGCCACGGAATCAGGGTATCCGGCCGGGACCTGACCGGCGACCTCCTGGACTGCTCCGCACCGTCCACGCAATTCTCCAGCCGGACCCTGGCCCAGGTGGCCACGGCCCTGTGCAAGCCCTACGGCGTCGGCGTCAAGGCCCTGACCGACGTGGGCGCACCGTTTGAGACCCTCAAGAACAACGAAGGCGACACCGTGTACGAGACCCTGGAGCAGGCCGCCCGCATCCGGGCCGTGCTGCTCCAGTCCGACGGCCTGGGCAACCTGCTCCTGGACCGCGCCGGTACCGACCGCCTGTCAACGGTCCTGGCCACGGGCAAGAACATCCTGGAATGTGAGGCCCGCTACTCCCACCGGGACCGCTATAGCAAGTACACGGTCAAGGGCCAGACCGCCGGATCGAACGACTGGTACGGCGAGGACGCCGCCCAGCCCATGGGCTCGGCCTCCGATTCGGCCATAACCCGGTACCGGCCGCTGACCGTGCTGGCAGAAAATTCGGTGGACAAGGCCGCCGCCGCCAAGCGGGCAACGTGGGAACGCAACGTCCGCGCCGGGCGGGGGCGGCGCCTGACCTATACCGTGCCGGGGTGGTTCCACTCCGGCGGGCTGTGGGAGCCCAACCACCTGGTCCGGGTCCGGGACGCCTACCTGGGCCTGGACGATTACCGCCTTATTTCCGGTGTCAATCTGCGCCTGAACCGCGACGGGTTCCGGGCCGAGCTGGAACTGGTCCCGCGCGAGACCTTCGTGCTGATCGAACTCCCGGAGGAGACCGACATATGGTAGCGCGCCTGTTGCATAGGACCCTCGGCCCGGTACGCCGCCGCATCGCGCTGATGATCTCCCGCGCCGTGCTGACCATGGCCGACGACACGACGCTGTTGCAGGAGGTGCAGGTCAAGCTGCTCGGCGAGGAGACCCTGTCACGGCTGGAGCGCTTCCAGGAGTATGGCTTTACCTCGGTTCCGCATGCCGGGGCCGAGGCCCTGGCCCTGTCCCTGGGCGGCAACCGTTCGCATACCGTGATCGTGTCCATGGATGACCGGCGCTACCGGTTGACGGGGCTCACAGACGGCGAGGTCGCCATCTACGACGATCGCGGCCAGAAATTCCATCTCACCCGGTCCGGGGCCGTGGCCACTGTCCTGGGCGACCTCTCGGCCACTGTCACCGGCAACGTCTCGGCCACGGTCTGGGGCGATGCCTCGGCCGTGATCGGCGGCAGCGTGGCCATTGACGCCGGAGGGGACCTCGTCGCCACGGTGGAGGGCGAGACCACCGTGGACTGCGAACGAACGATCGTGACCGGCGACCTGGAGGTCGGCGGGGGCCTGCTGGTGCACGGTTCCGTCCACGGTTTCGGCGGCCCGTTGAACATGACCGGCGGGCTGACCAACGCGGGCGGGAACATCACCTCCAACGGCATTGTCCTGGAGACCCACCCGCACGGCGGCGTCATGTCCGGGGATGAAGAATCCGGAGGGCCGCTCGATGGCTGATGCCGCATTGATCTGGAAGGAGATGGGCGCGGACCTGTCCCTGGAAAACCTGGCCCTGGTTCGGGACGACACCCTCAAGACGGCCGTGATCCTGTCGCTGTTCATCGACCGGCGCGCCGAGGATGGCGACGAACTGCCAGGCAACACCACGGACCGCCGGGGTTGGTGGGCCGACACCTACGCCGACGTCCTGGACGACCGTATAGGCTCCCGCCTGTGGCTGCTCAGCCGGGAGAAACAGCTGCCCAAAGTGCCGGTTAAGGCCAAGGAATACGCCGGGGAGGCCTTGGCCTGGATGGTCGAGGACGGGGTGGTCGAGTCCGTCGAGGTGACGGCCGAATGGGTCCGGCGCGGGCTGCTCGGCCTGCGCATCCGTCTGTACAAGCCGAACGCTCCGGCCATCGACTACAATTTCGCATACCTGTGGGAGGCCCTCTAAATGTCTTTTGACCGACCGACTTTGACCGAACTGATCGTCCGCATCAAGGCGGATATCGAATCCCGTCTGGAGGGGGCCGACGCATCCCTGCGCCGGACTTTGCTGGCTATCCTGGCCACGGTGGAGGCCGGGGCCGTGCATGGACTGTATGGCTACCTGGACTGGATAGCCGCCCAGGTCATGCCCGACACCGCAGAGACCGAACAGCTGGACCGCTGGGGCTCCATTTGGGGCAAACGGCGCAAGCAGCCGTCCACAGCCTCGGGGCCCATTGCGTGCGAGGGGACGGACGGCAGCGTGATCCCCGAGGGCACGATATGGACGCGGGCCGATGGCGTGGAATTTGCGACCACGGCCGAGGGCTCTATTGTCGATGGCACGGCCGACGTGAACGTGGAGGCTGTTGGCGCGGGCGAGATCGGCAACACCGACGAGAGCACCAAGCTCTCGTTGTCCTCCTCCGTGGAGGGGATCAAGTCCACGGCCACGGCCGGGGAACTGTCCGGCGGGGCCGACGAGGAGACCGACGCGGACCTGCGTTCGCGTATCCTGTCGCGTATCCGCCAGGCCCCGCACGGCGGTGCCGATTTCGACTATGAGGCCTGGGCCTTGGAGATCGGCGGCGTAACCCGCGCCTGGGTATATCCGAAGGAGATGGGCGCGGGCACCGTGACTGTGCGCATCATGACCGACGACACCACCGAGAACGGCATCCCGGACGCCGCCACGCTGGCGGACGTCCTGGCCTATCTTAAGGAACAGCGCCCGGTGACCGCAGAGGTCTACGTGGTCGCGCCGATCCCCGACCCGCTGGACATGGAAATCAACCTGTCTCCCAATACCACCGCTGTCCGCGCCGCCGTACGGGAAGAAGTCAACGCCGTGATCCTGGCCGAGTCCGTGCCCGGCGGCACCACGCTCCTCAGCCACTTGCGGGAGGCCATATCCGTGGCCACCGGCGAGACTGACCACGTCCTTGTATCGCCCACGGCCGACGTTGGGCATGAGGTCGGCCACATTGCAATCCCCGGCACCATCACCTTCGGAGCTTTGGCATGAGCCTGACCGCCGAGCAGTACCGCGACCAGCTGATGGCCCTGGCCCCATCCGGCATGGCCTTGCCCACGGATACGGACAGCGTGTGGGCCCTGCTCCTGTTGGCCCTGGCCGACGAGCTGGCCCGCATGGACGGCCGGTGCGATGACCTCCTGGACGAGGCCGACCCGCGCACGGCCCTGGAACTGCTCTCGGATTGGGAGCGCGTTTGCGGCCTGCCCGGCGATTGCTCCCAGGACGCCGAGACCATCCAGGAACGCCGCCAGGCTTGCCACTTGACCATCGCCGCCCAGGGCGGACAGAGCGTCGCCTATTTCACGGGGCTGGCCGAGACCCTGGGCGTGCCCATCACCGTGGAGGAGTTCCGGCCGTTCCGGGCCGGGGCCGCCGTGGCGGGCGACCCCCTGACCAACGGGGATTGGGCTTTCGCCTGGCGCGTCCGTGCGCCGGAGACCACGGTGCAGCCGTTTGAGGCCGGAGGAAACGCCGCAGGCGATGCTCTGGCCAAGTGGGGAAACGAGCTTTTCGAGTGTCGGATGTCCAGACTGGCCCCGGCCCACACCATCTTAATCTTTGCCTATGGAGAGGAGTAGAACATGCAACGTACGCAAAACGAGTACGCGACCGAGGACAATCGGTTCACCGAAGGCAACCCGGCCGCCGGTGTCCCCGCGACTGTGGTCACGGACGACTGGCTGAATGGGGTTCAAGAAGAAATCATGGCCGTCATCGAGACGGCCGGTCTAGAGGCTGACGGGGAAGACCTGACGCAATTGTATCAGGCTATCGCCAACATGATTGCCGAGGGCATACCCGACAACACGACGCCCGTCGGTGCCATTGAGCTGCTGCCGTTCCGGGCCGATGCTCTGCCCGATGGTTGGTATATGGTCAATGGCGATCAGTACGCCGTGGCGGCCCCGCAGGGCGTTGCCTTGCTGGCCCTGCCCGCCGATTACCGCACGGATTGGGGTATTCAGGAGGCGGGAGGATACGTCAATGTGCCGGACCTGTTCGACACGGGCGGGAACGGGTATTTCCTCCGGCCGGTGGACGGCTCGACGCGACAGGTGGGCGGCGCACAGACCGACGCTATCCGCAATATCGTCGGACAGGCATCTAACTCTTCAGGCAGTTATGGCTTTCTTCAGCGCGTAGACATCCCGGCATCCACCTCGGGCGCTTTGGCTGCCGGTGATGACACGACGTACTCTTTGCAGGGTACCACTTCCGATTCAGGCAGCTTTCTCAAATTCGACGCCTCGCTGGTCGTCCCCACCGCCTCGGAAAACCGTCCGGTCAACCGGGGCATGACCCCCGCCATATATCTGGGAGTGTAGCATGACAAACTACTATTTCGACGCAAACGGATACTTCATCCGGCAGACGCAAGCCAACTCCGGTAGCGCGGCCCCGCGCAATGCCACCAGGGACGTGCCGCCGGAGACCGGCGACCACGAAATCGCCCGGCGGGTGGGCCAGATCTGGACGGTCGAGACCACGCACATGGGCAAGGACGCCTGGGACACCACCACCGGGCACAAGGTGACCATTGAGCGTCACGGCCCTCTGGCGGACGGCTTGACCCTGCTCGCACCGGACGTGCGATTCCCCGTATGGGATGCGGACGCTGGCGAGTGGATCACCGACCTGGACAAGCTGAAGGAAGCCAAGGCGGCCCAAATCACCGGGCGCGCGGACCAACTCCTCAAGCACCTCGGAGCTGAGTACGGCGAGATGGAGCGGGCCACCTGGGATCAGCAGTACGCCGAGGCGACGGCGTATCAGGCCGATGCCCTGGCCGACGTGCCCCTGCTGACCGCCATAGCCACGGCCCGAAGCATGGACGTGGCCGTATTGGCCGCTCGGGTAATTGCCAACCGGGCGGCCTGGGTATCGTTGTCCGGCCACGTAGTCGGCCAGCGCCTAGCCTACCAGGACGCCCTGGACGCGGCGGGCGAGGATGCGGCCGCCATCGAGGCCATTGAGGTGGCGTATGTCCTCCCCTAACGGCTGCACCGGCATCCCCTGGCGCACCCGGTTCGAGGATTGCTGCGACCAGCATGATGTCGCCTACGAGCAAGGATCGTCGCGCCGGGACGCTGATTGGATTCTGCGGCGCTGCATCACCGTCAAGGGCATGCCCGTCCGGGCCTGGATCGTCTGGTTCGCGGTCCGCCTGGTGGGTTGGTATTTCTGGCGCAGGAGCTAACCGATGGAACCCGGATACTGTGACCTGCATATGACTCAGGGCGACGATTTCGAGACCACCCTCCGGGCCAAGGAGGCAGTGGACGCCGAGTTCGGCATTGACCTGACCGGCCTGGTGTTCCGCTCGCAGATGCGCACCGAGCCAGGCGGCGAGCTGGTGCTGGCGTTCGTGGTGGACCACTCCCGCCTGGACGAGGGATATATCGTCTTGACCGCCACCGGCGAACAGACCGCCACGGTCACGCGGCCCGGCGTCTACGACGTGGAGTACAAGGACGCGGACGGCCGTACCCGGACGATCTTGCGCGGCAATATCAGCCTGACCCTGGGGGTGACCAGATGATTATCCAGGTCATTGAGGTATTCACCCCCGGCCCCGTCCAGGTGGTAGAGGTCGGACCGTTCCCGGTCGGCCCCACCACCGCCATGACCGGCCCCGAGATCGTGGCGGCCATCGACGCGGAGCTGGGCACCGGGGACTGGAAAACGCCCGGCACCGGTGACGGCGTAGACGGTGCCTCGGCTTACGAAATTGCTTTGGACAACGGCTTTGTCGGCACCGAGTCGGAATGGCTGGCCTCGCTCAAGGGTGACAAGGGCGATACTGGCGACGCGGGCGCTGCCGGGGCCGACGGCGTGGACGGCGCTTCGGCCTACGGGCTGGCCGTTGCCGCTGGCTACCCCGGCACTGAGGCCGAGTGGTTGGCCTCGCTCAAGGGCGACAAGGGCGACACCGGAGACGCGGGCGCTGCCGGTGCAGACGGCCAGGACGGCGTGTCCGCCTACGATATCGCCCAGGCCAATGGTTTTGTCGGTACTGAGGCGGAGTGGCTGGCGTCGCTCAAGGGAGACAAAGGCGATACCGGCGACGCGGGCGCGGTCGGAGCCGACGGCGTGGACGGCGCTTCGGCCTACGATCTGGCCGTTGCCGCTGGCTACCCCGGCACCGAGGCGGAATGGCTGACATCGCTGGTGGGCGCTGCCGGGACCGACGGCCAGGACGGCGCGGACGGCACCATCATCACCGTGTCGGCCACCGCGCCGACCAACCCGGCCGAGGGGGACCTGTGGCTCGACATCAGCTAGACGCGCCGTCCAGTGATCCACTGTATTATCCCGGCTGCGGGAGACGAGATTGGAGGTGGTGTTGATGGCCGAGATCACCAAACAGAATGCCGCCGAGTACGTGGTCAGTGCCGTTGGCGGATCGGCACCGGATATACTCATTGGCGGGCGAGACGAAACGACCAAGAACCTGGCCGCACCCAACCTCAATATGTCATGGCGATTCGGCGACGCATCCGAGCGGCTCTTTCTCAATTTCAATCGGCCGGGCGGAATAGTCGCTGAGGGCGAGGTCCTGGATGGTAGCAAGCTTTCCTTGCCCACCGGAGACGTTTTTCATTTCGATGCCCTCGGCCGCCTGAAGTGGGACCTCCAGTTCAATGCTCACCCCGGCATCTATGAATGGGCGTGGGCGATCCAGCGCTCCGAAGGCATATCGTTCCACAAGCAGCCCGCGCCGACGGACGCAGAACTCGCCGTCGGTAGTGAGCGTCCCCCCGAGGTCGTGGGCTCATACGCCGTCTATTGCGATCAGCGCAATCAATACCAGACCGGCAAACTGCTGCACATCTACCGGCCCATTTTTATCGACGCTAACGGCGTCGAAGAATATGGCACCCTCGACATCACCGACAACGAGATGACCGTGACCGTAAATCAGGATTGGCTCGACAACGCGACGTATCCGGTCACGCTGGACCCGACAATTGGCTATGACACGATGGGCACCGCCAATATTGCGGGCAGCGTGTCGTGTCGGGGATACGTCGAATCAGACCGGTATATCGCCTCCGAGGGAGACGCCATAAAAGAGTTGCATATGGGGCTGCGGACGTACGGCAGCGGCTCGATATCTGTCGGCGTATTTGATCTGGCTGCTGGCTTGGCGAGAGTCGCCCAGG